AGTTGTAGTGAGTCTGTCTTGATATGCCCACAGCATCACACGACTTGGTTACGATACCTAGATTCGCTTCTAATGCTTTCAGCATTGCTGTCTTATGTTCTTGAGTCTTGTCCATTTTTAATGTGTCAAATTTAGTAAACCTCTCAACTATAAAACCCTATTCTTCTAGATTGCGTTTACGCTCCTCTCTGATTATCTGGTTAATCATCTTCTGATTCAACCTACGCTGTGATCTGTTTGCTTTTACAGGTGCTGCTGGTAGGTCTACAAACTTACCTAGAAAGGCTTGTTCATCTGCTGAAAGATGACCTCTCATGTGTACCTGTGTTAGGATGTGTATAAACATCTCTAGGTTCTTCCTATTGACTAGGATTTGGCTACTAGTATTTTTCGATTCCATATGTTGATAGGTCTTTCATACATTGCTCTGAGATACTTCCATAGGTGTATCTCTTAACCTTTGTGCGCTTTGCGTTCTTAGTAGCGTAGTGATTGATCAGCTCTATCACCTTACGGCTCTCCTCGCTCCTGATTGAATCGTAGTTTGTTTTCATCTCTCTTTGGTGTTAAAGGTTTGCGCCCATTTTTTTATGTCTGCGCCTATAATTTTAAGGATTCACCCTTATTTTGTACATCATATTGTACAATTTTACCCTTATTCTGTACATAGCGGTGAGCATTAGTTCTGTCGCTTTAGCCATCTTACATACATCTTAGCTGCCCACGCTCTACGCTGTTGCTTATTAGGGTATGTCTTTTTGAGTCTCGCATTTGCAATGCGTAGGAATTGATTCATCTTGTTCATAGCTTTCTCTCGTGTATTTGTTTTAACCAGTCCACCTTACTTGGTACATCTCCATGCATCATATGACATGGTCTACATACAGCCATAAGGTTCTCTATTCTGTCTTTGTCTTTAGCACCTCCTGATCCTCTGTTCTCGATGTGGTGTATGTCGTTGGCTCTTGCTCCGCAAACCTCACAAGGAATGAAGTCATCTAGGACATAGTCAAAGTGCTTCATGTAGATCTTCGTGTGCTTTTTCATATGCTGATAAGTGCTTCGGCACATAATACAGGAGGCACTATGCTTCTCTCGTAGTTACCCTTCAATCCCTGTGTACCTGTTCTGCTTCCTCTAGGAGCTGCTGTATGACAAGAATCACCATTCTTACACATAGATCTGGGCTTCCATTTGAAGTTATTAGTCCAGATGTCTGTTGGCTTCATACGGCTATCGCCATACTGACAATAAGTAATAGTATTGCGGATAGGGTAGTAACTCATGAAGGGCATCTTACGAAGCATACCTCTAGGATTTTCTACATAGTAGATAAGGTCTGGGTTTAGCTTTAGGAAGTATTCTAGTATCTCTTGTAACCTAGCCATCATCATATCGCTTTTCTTTGCGAAATCAGATGTTGCTACTCCATCCTTTCGGTGATGGCTGATAGCGGCTATTGAGTAGCTGGTACAAGGAGGAGATGCCCAGATAATATCTGGTACGAATGGAACATATCCCTCCTCAAAGTGTAAGATGTCTACCACATAGTCTATACCATCGAAGGCATTGATGTCTGATGAGAATACCTCGTACCCTAATACCTCAGCAACCTTGCCTACGCTTCTAGATCCTGCAAATAATTCTAGTACCTTCATTACAGCGTATCTCTAATGATATACGAGTCTAAGTCCTCACCCTTCACGAAGAAGTCCTTGTAGACTTTGATGGCTCTGTTGAACTTCGCCTCACCTCTCTTGTAGAACTCCTCACTCACATCGTAGATACCTATGTCGCAACTCGCTTTATCGAGTGCGATGAAGTACCAGTCCTTGAACGATCTGTTGAACAGGTTGCAGTAGATATAGCATTGCATATCATATCCATACTTATCTGCGCTGTATCGGAATGCCTTGAGATCTGTGGTTGTCTTGATGTCGGCTAGGAAGCTGTCGTTCCAGATGTCTGCCTTACCTCTAAAGGGAAAGCCTCCTAGTATATCTACCATAGGCTTCTCTGTTTGGCTCTGCTTTAGGAAGTATTTAGCGTGTTCGTTTCTTTGGAAGGCATCGGTGATGCGCTCTGCCTTGTCCATATCCGTTCTAGTGATACAAGTCTTGCTCGATGATGCTTGGGTATCCTTGAACTTTTTGGTGTTCTTAGAAGCCACATCTACTACTTCGAAGATGTCATCGAATCTCTCTGGCTCTAGAATCATAGTATGGATAACCCTACCCTGTAAGAGTGCTGGGCTGTTCTCCTTCTGACCATAGGTCATCACATTGTGGAAGGTCTTAGGACTATCGAGTAGCATCTTGAGGCTACTAGAGGATAGTGCTAGTTTGTTTAAGACTCCGTAGTAGAACTCATCATCTACTGCTTTGTCGATAAGCCATTGCTGATCGTAGTCAGCTCCATCTAACATTAACATGAGTAACAGGTTAAGATTTCTACCAATTCAAATACTGCTATCATAGCAACCATTCCTAAAATAACCATAGTCTGCAAGAATGCAACTACCGCTACTTTGTTCCAATCAATCTTTTTCATTGCTCTTTTTTTAAGATTACGAAGGCAATATACACAAAATAGTTTTAATAACTACTCCTCCTCATCAAAAAAAGTTCTACCGATGAACTCCTCTAGGTCATCTACCCTCTTGGTAAGTGTGCGTATTTGGTTTAGGGCTATGCCCAAACCGATGCCAAATAATAGTAGTATCATTCTTTTATGGTATATGGTAAGACTTCAAACACTAGATCCTCTACATCCTCGAACTTTAAGTAGGTGAACACATCCTGAGCGTTCCATCTACCTACCCACTTATGCAGTGCATCATCATATGGTATGTAGTTCCTACGCTCTACCTTGTCCTTGTAGAACGGCTCACATAGTTCAATGGCTCGTACCCTTAGATGTTTCTTACGAAACACATAGAACGCATCAGGGAACTGGAAGGCTATGAAGTCTGCCTTGCTCTTTTTAGAACACCAACCATCACCTCCCCATACATTAACGAACTCTAGCAGTAGGAATCCTGATAGGTGCATCTTCTTGAGTCCCTTAACATCTACTCGCTTCTCTCCCCAGTAGAAGTCAATGTGCTTCTTGTCATCTTCTAGGTTGGATTTGAGTGCGCCAGTGATCTCTTTGAACAGAGCCTCGCCAGTCTTACCCACCTCAACACAGACTTTCGTACGGCTTTCGGTTAGCTTACGCTTATCTTTTAGGTAGTTACGCAGTTGCATCTACCAGCTCTTGCAGTTCTCTCATCCATTGCATCCAGATCTTAGGGTTGCAAGTACATGGGATATCAAACTTGTGGTTGAATACTCTAGAATGAATGGTAGCTATACGCTCCCTATCTTCATAGGGCATCACCTTCTTTCTTAGAACACCTCCTGAGAGGTAGGTACGCTCATCATCAGTCAAACACTCTGGCTCACGCTTGTAAGGGAACAGGTTGTTTAGCTTCTCCTTACGCTCATCACAGCCGCAGTCCTCACCGACTACTGCTTTGACAGCTGCCTTGATACCTGTGGCTGTTGTAATCTTCTCTATCGTATCACCTAAGCCTTTAGATTTTGTCGAAGTCTCCGTTTTGGAAGTCTTGGTAGTCCTCTTTGACTTTTTCGTAGATCCTTGCTTTGCCATTTTTTATCGTGTTCTTAATTGATGTTAGTCCTATATCACTCTCTCGGTGTATCTTATTCATAGAAGTGCCACTCATATAGATACGCATCATCTTCGCATCGTACCAGTGGAAGTCCTCAAGCTCCTCCTCCATGTAGTTGATGAGTTTCTCCATCGCTACCTTTTGCTCTGGGTACTCCTCAAACTCTAGCTGGTCATGTGTCATGTCCTCTAGGCTTATCTTATCAATGCGCTTCTTCGTGCGCTGATACTTGAGTGCTGTGTTGATACAGCTACGATAGACATAAAAAAAGTTAAGGGAGTCCTCCTCGTAAAAGTTGGTTCTCCCTTCGCCTTCCATTTCTAAGAGTCGCAGAAACACCATCTGCACTATATCAGATGCTATCTCGTACGAACCATCGGTGTACTGCTTGATGAAGCCTGTAAGCCTCTTGAAGTTCTCTCTGTAAAAGTTCTCTATGTTGTCCACGACACTTGTACCATAAATAAACCTAGAGCAAACTGAACAAGATGAAGCCCATTGAGATCTTCAGTTTCTTCGTAGTAGGCGTAGTTCACACCTACCATGACACCTGTGATCGGACTAAATTCTATCTGCATACTGGCTTAGGTTTTTATTATCCTTCTCCAATATACGACACTTATCAACTAATTCTTCACAATGCTTTTTCAAGTTATTAACCTCGAACTCCAATTCAGTGATGTGCATCTTCTGTCTAGTCATCAAAGCTGTCAGCTTGTTAGTGCTACGCACCTCGTGTGATGGGTTCTCTAGGAGCATCTGCTGCGCTGTCTTGTAGAAGAACCGATACATCTCTGACCAGTTGTAGTTCTCCTCGTGCTTCTTGTTAGCGTGATGCACTGAGCTGTGGTCTTTACCAAATATCCTACCAATCTGCATCAAGGTCATATACTTACGCATAGCTACCATCATTGCTGAACGAGCGAATACCTGATCCTCTTGTCGTGTTCCGTTTGGAACTACACCTATCTCCTCGTAGTATGTTCTTAGCAGTGTTGTCAATTCTTCCATTTGATCTCGTTTTCTTTTTCTATTATTCTTTGAAAAGGTATTCTGTGAAGTTTACCTGTTGATGTATTCCTTACAATGTAGTAGCTACTGCCTACATCTATATCCGATTCTTCGCCATCGACTCTGGTCTGGAAGTAGGCATGAGTCTCTATGCAGATGAACTCCATACCACTTACCTCGAACCTCTGACCATTATTCATCTTTCTCTTAAAATTCATCCATGTATCTTTCTAGCGACTCTTGGAGTCGTGCGTTCTCTTTCTTAAGGTCGTACACCTCTTGCTTCAATTTGCCGTTCTTTATCCTAGCATCTAGGATCAGGCGATCTAAAGTATTGAAGTAGTCAGTGATGTGGCGATAGACTGCTGCTGTATCAGCACAGATATGGAACACCTCCCATAGCTGCTCCGTAGTCATCTTGTCTTGCTCACTTAGTTCCTTACTCAAGTAGTCCAAGCATCTATACAGCTCGGCTTCCTTTTCCATGTAGTATAATCTATTACCCTCAAAATGGAGATCCATCTATTATCGTTTCTTTAGTTATCAAATCTATTCCATTAATTCGGAATCCGCAATTCCCTCTGGTGCTTTCCATTCTTACAGGTTCTTCTAGTGGTGTCGGTCTACCTCCACTCTCTAACATCTTTATTTTCCTTACATGGATGTCAGTGTATATCCAATCGTGAGCGTGAGAAATCGCTCTATGTATCACAAAAAATTCATCAGAGCGGTTCACGAATTTACCCCCTCCTTCAACATCACTAGCCATTGGAGGCATAGTATGCCCAGCCATTGGATGTGATCCTGTGTAGGTCTTTCTTAGTGCTTGTGTTGATGGATGCGTATTGACTATCGTAGTTATGCCGTTCTCCTTACAGAACTTTCTGATGTGGCTCGTTACCTCGTAGTGGTATTCGTGAGTGCTTACGCCCTTGAGATCTTCCTTTCGAATGGTCAAGCTGTTGTACGGATCTATCATCATGCCTTGAAACTCCCAAGCATCATAGATCTCTCTTGCTATCTCTAGCAGTTCAAAGGCATTGACTATCAACTCGGAGTCTATGAATGCCCAGTGTCCTTCTACAAAGGAGTGGTGTCTCCAGAAGGTCTGCTCATCTATTTGGTTGATAGGCTTACCAGCTAGGAACTCTATGAGCTTACGCTGTAAGTCTTGCACCTCATTCTCTGAGGAGTAGATAAGCCACTTCGTTCCATTCTCTAAGGTGTGTAGTAATTGTAGGTAGGTCATCGTGTGAGTCTTTCCTACATTAGCGTGTCCTGTTACCACAACGAAGTTGCCCTTCTTGAATCTTAGGTATTCATCTATTTCAGGTGCGCCAAATCTTGATGCCTCTGAGATCTTTCCTTCTCTAGCTCTCTCTAGGTATCGGAGTGTTTTATCGGATTGGATTATGTGTTTGTGAATCATTCTTCTAAATTAACAATGTATTTTTAATATCCTACTACAAAGGCAAAAAAAAGAGGAGCATCTCTGCTCCCCTCTGCCTAACACAATCAATCAACTAGAATCGTAGATTCACTTTGTTTCTACTGCGATAGTTGTATATGTCCTCTATCAAGGTCAAATACTGCTCAGAGTTTACGCAATTCACAAGAGCAGATGGTTGTAGTGCGATCTTACTTATAAGCTGAGAGAACTGAAAGTTCTTGTTATTGTATAGCAAAATCAACGCTCTCACGAATCCCTGTCTACAAGCACCATCATAGTATTGCTTGATGATGTTTGCCCAGTCTGCAATAGTATCAGCTCGTTCCTTATGCACCGACTTCCATGTACCTAGTCGTACAGCTTTGGTATGTGATGAACTATCGTTAGCCAACAATGAAAGAGCTGAGGTAATGTTCAATTCAGTACGCTCAATAAACGATCTAAGATAGATGTACTCTTTGTAGCCCATGTCAGCGTAGCCATCTATGAACTCTGCCATTGTCCAGTTCTTGCTGTTCTGATTAAGCCTATGCACTTCGCTTAGACCATATCCTTCTGCTATGATGTAGCGTAAAGGTAGTTTGAGTTCCTTGCTTACATAAAGCCTGTGCTGTCCATCAATCACCTGATGCTTCTCGTTCACGATGATTGGGCTGATTAGTAGTTCCTCCTCCATAGACTTTCTTAGTCGCTTCAAGTGGAGATCATTTTTAGGGCGATTGCCCTCAATAGTTGAGAACATTGAATAGTTCTTCGTTTCTTTTACTTGCATGTGCATTGGTATTAGAAATTAAAAAAAAGGGAGGACTAGCCTCCCACTGAATTAGAATGGTAGGTCATCTGATTGTCCGTTCACAATAGCGTTGGCTACCTCAATCTTTTCTTCTCTAGATGAGAAGTGATTCTCGTAGGTAGTGTCCTCCTTCTTGTCGGACTCTAGTACCCAAGCAACGAAGCTGTCTGCTACCTTTAGGACATCCGTACTCTTAGCACCTTTGTCTTTTAGTAGATCAACTGCTGCTTTAAGACAGCTCTGCTTTACAATCATCTTCTGCTTATCATCACCTCCTGATGAGTAGCTAGACTTTGAGTAACCGCCACCAGAGAAACCTCCGCTTTGATTATACACTGGCTTGATACGATTGCCGTACTGCGTACTAGTCAATTCATATTCTGCCTCTTGACCGACAACGAACTTGTCTTGGTCTGCTTTCACTGAGGAGTATTCACCTGAATCTCCATTGTCCATAGATACGAAGAACTTATACAAGGTCTTTCCATCTCTTAGTTGGTAGTCTCCTTTAGGAGATACCGATACAACTTTTGCTGTTTTCATAGTTATAGATTGATTAATGTTTCGTGATTTGCAATTTGAGCCTCTAGCATAGCTACTCGCTCCTTCATCCATTCGCTACCGATCTGGTCTGCGAAGGCTTCTAGGTCATCTAAGACCTGATAGACATTCTCTGTATTCATCTTTCTCTCTTTTGATTTAGTCAAAGGAAATAAAGATAATTGAGATATACAAATTTATTTGTTGATTATTTTCCCCTCGATGATTACTTGACAGGTATTCTTAGGGATGTCGGTAGCTGGTTCTATACGAACCGCCTTGATGAACTTCTTGTTGTCATCTACTACTAGACCAGCATCTACCAGTGCATCTTGAGTGAACTTGATTGCCATGATGCAGTTGTCTAGGTCGTATCGGTAATTGACTCTCGCTGTAATAACACAGCTCTCGAATTGGAAGTCGTAGTCTAGCTGGTCGGTTACGACCTTCTTCCACTTTGTTTTCTCCTTAGATCTGAATGTCCAATGTGGAGAGGAGTAGAACTTATTGAGGCTTGGTATCTTACCAAGTTCAACTATTATCTTGATATGATCAATCATATCCTAGTCGTTCAGCATACTCAGGATCTATCTCTGCTATCCTACCTAGATACATATGCTCCTGTTCCTTAGCGTAGATACGCTCCTCTGGAGTTGATTCTAGACCTAAGTTCTGGAATAACATAGCCATCTTGTGTAGGTATCTGTCGATGTTAGGATCTCTCATTCGGTTGTCGTTCTGCTGTTTTTAGTTCGTAGAGTACACCATCAAAGAGTACATTAACATGAAAGCCATCTACTGCCCAAGCGTGATAGCCATCTTCGTTGAGTAGACTCGTAAGCCTTTGGGCTTCCCTAAAGGTCATAGCCAGTATTCTTATGGTACTTCCAGAAGTTTAGGTGATCAGACCTTTGCTCATCATGGAATCCAAAGTGAGACAGGAAGTGATTGTGGTAATCATCCTCTAACTTACCCATCTCGATAGCTATACTCTTTTGTCTCCTTGTCATATTATAAAACTCTCTGTAAGAGAGTATATTATATTATATTATATAGTATTATATATTTTTTTTTGTACTCTGTAAGAGTACTATATAATTACTTTAATACTTTAATAAGACCGAAGGTATATAGAATAATTGAGATAATCAAGATGTATAGATATTTCCTATTGAACTTTTTTTCTTGATAGATAACTTGAGGTACTTCGACTACCTTACTTATTGTGATCGTGTCTGATAGACACTCAGCATCTATCTGTATCGTATCGTGAATACGCTTTATCTTAACTCTAACAGAGTTTCTTTCTAATGTGATGGTATCTACCCTATTTAGAATTAGAGTGTCTCTAATCGCTTTATTTTCTGTGATGATCGTTGTGTCTACTCTTACCACAACCGACTCTAGTATCGTTGGATCTTTTGCAATCGCACGATTCAGGTGATACTTCGCACCACATCCCTGAGTCAAAAAAAGCAGCCCTACCAGAACCGCTCCTCTTTTTATTAACTCCCACAAGCCTCGCAATCCTCTGGATTCTCTAAGTTGCATACTGGTTGTTCTGTTGTTTCTAATTCATTGATGAAGTCATCGAGGCTACCCTCAAACTCTTTACCCATTTAATTTGTCTTTTGAAAAGAATAACATAAACGCCACACCGAAGAATGTACCAGCCTCCGTAAGCGTTGCTTTTTCCATAGCCACTAATATAATACCAGCAGCAAACAATACTGCACCTACGGCAGTCGTTTTCCAATTCTTTGTAACTCTATCTATCATCCTCTTAACCTATCGTTTTCTTTTTTCAAGAAGCCTACCTCAGTACGCAATGCGTGAACTTCAGCTGTAAGCTCTAATACCTTTGTGTTGCTCTCCTCTAACAACTGCTCTAATCTCGCTACTCTATTCTTAAGATCATCACGATACTGAACACCATCGCTATTCTGCACAGATTCCTTTTTGTAGTCTGTTTTCAACTTCAGTCTAAACTCTAAGAACTTCCAGATACCAGCAGATGCGAGAATCGTTCCAATCGTGATTATAACCTGACTATCCATTTCTTGCTATTCTTTCTTTTTCTACTCTGATCACATTCCAACAAGCAAACGCAAAGATGATAATCCACCCTGTTCTGCTTCCCTCCATTAGCCCTACCATCGATAGATTGATGATCGTAGCCAATGCAACTAAACAAGCCAATTTAACGGCTCTTAGTCTATTTCTTAGTGAGCCATTGTATAAGACTGCCCATAGCTGAAAGCCACCAGCAAACAACGCTACTAGAATAAGCCAGTAGTTAGGATGGTCATACTCAGCGCATATGCTGAGAGGTAAGCAAATCAAATGACATAGCGAAATCAGGATCTCATTAGGTTCAGAATCTGAATAGAGAAATATGTTTTTTGCTTTTCTTAATCCCATATCTTGTAGATTGTCTTTCCGTTTTGTCGAACGGCTCTTAGAACCTCGCCTCTGTTTCCCTCAGTCTTGTACGATACATGAACCCAATCAGGGTTCTCATCATTACCAAACTCCCATATAAGCTGGTCGAATGTTAGATGATCCTTGATATACATAAACAGATCACCATTGGTATAGCCACTCGTAGATTGCATATCCAACGCTTCACCTTTCGAGTGCTGCGATTTCATCGAGCCACCTATGACCTTATTCAACTCCTCTGATCGATAGCCAGAGGTAACTCTTAAAGGCTTTCCAAAGTGATTGCGGCAAGGCTGAAAGATGTTGTTTGCTACCTCCTTTAGAGCGATCAGGTGCGTTACCGATGGTGTATTCGCAATCCCCTTGCGTAAAGCAGTCGCAGAGGATGTCGCTTCGGCAAGGCTGAGGTTTGTACTGAGCATCATTCTTCATCGACTTTTGTGATGTTTCCTATACCCTGATTGATTAACTCACCATTACAGCACTCACGAGAGTATCGCTTACCATCTTTACAGAGGCAGCCTCTACGCTTGTCTTGTGGTACATTCCAGCGCGTTCTCATTAGATCAAGTCTTCGCTTGGCTCTGGAAAGTATTCAGGATGTAGTGTCTTACAAGTCTCTGTCCACTCCGCAATAGCAGAAGATGAACCGAAGGTATGAATACCTAAAGGCGCACACCATACCATAGCACTATCCCAAGCCTCAACAGGCTCACCATCCCACAATACATCTATATGGTAGGTAGAAGATAGTACAGGAGCGGTTAGTTCGTTTCCTTCTTCATCATAAGTACCTTCAGTTTCTACCAAGTGTCCAAGATGAACGATGCTATGGCTATGTGTTGGGTTACCTTCTTCATCAATACCTAAAGCATTGAGTTTCGTAGTTGCTGCTCCTTTAGAGCCAAATGAGTATTTTCTAAATTTTTTCATTAGATTGTTGTTAGTGTTGCTAATTCAGCGTTTGTTAGTCTTGTAGGGAATAGCATCATTTGTTTCAAATCAACTCTTGCTGGTCTTGTTACTTTGTTTATTTGAAGACTTGCATAAGCGTTGGAATATGCCGTGCTTGTTGTTGTATATGCTGATGAGCCGTTCACATAAATAACCAAACCTGCGGATGACCAAGATATAGCCACCTTATCTTCTCCATCAAGGTCTTGTACCGCAATAGAATTGTTGAGAGTAATTTTGTATTGGTCGTTACCATCTTGAACCACCTCAATAAGTTCGGCTCCTGTATATGTCAAAACAAAAGCACCAACACCTGTACCTGTAATATCAAAGAACATATCGTTTATATGAAAGAACCAAGTTCCCGTATCTGCACCCAAGAAATCTTGCATATCACTTCTTATAGGGAAATAGTCATATTCTCTCGTTACCGCACTCCCATAGGTAGGGATGTAACTTGTTGCGTAACTTCCTGTTTCTATTTGCATTGCGTATACCAGTAAATCGGCTGCCGTGTTTGCTACATTAAGTATTCCAGCATTACGGCTTCCCGTTGCCGTTGGTGTAAAGGTGAATGTAAACCTTTGCCACTCGCTTGTGGCGGTTAGTGTCCCACTTATACCCGAACCAGTTGCATAATCGCCAAACAATTTAAAGGACTGGTTGCTTGCTACATTGCTTTTTACATAAGCGGAAATAGTCATATCCGTGCCGCTCGTGTGGCTTACCAATTGAGCCATTAAAGAAAGACCACTAACGCTTGGAATTTGTATGCGATAAGCATTATCTACACCTTCTGGACTTTCTGCATAGTTAGCCGTTAGCGTTGGGGCTGGACTTCCCGCAGTTGTAAAGCCATCAAGATACTCCGATTGTGTAAACAAGTTTGTCCGTTGTGGCTCTAACAAGATTGAAGGACACGAACTATCCGTATAGTCAAGTCTTGGTACATTATCCGTAATACCTCCATAGATAGCAGTAGTAGTTGTGGTAATCACCTCTTGCGCTATCAGCCCTTGATTTAGTTGGGCATCTTGGATGTAAATGTTTCCACTTGTGCCACTTGAATCGTTATCTGCATCTGCAACATAAATACTAACTCCCGTTGTAGAAGCGACATTATATGTAAAGGAACAACGATACCAACCGCCACCTACATCAACCATAGCAGAAGTAATGGATGCTGAACCACCAGTAGAACCCACTACACCATTAGCCAAATCAAAATAAGCGTTAGCAACACCTACGATATTAAGTCTTAACCAATCTCTTGTACTTGCTTTAGCATAGACCGAATAGGTCATTAAATTATTTGCGCTTACTGATTGAGATATATTACCATTGGCAACAAGCTTCTCTAATAGCCAAGCGTTGTTAGTTCCATCGTAGCCACTTTGACCGCTTGTTTCAGTAGTAGAAGCACCTACCCAAACTGCATTACTAAATGTGTTGCTCTGAAGCAACAAGTTACTTGTCTCCTTCTCTATATTCCCACTTGCATTAACTCTCGTAGCAGCAGTTGCACGAGTGAAAGTAAAATCACCATCACCGCTTACAGGCTTCTGCGAGTAGACCTTTCCTGTCTTTGTACCGCTTGGTATTAAGACCAAACTGCTTTTGTCGTATATACTCATCTTATATAGTTGTTAGGGATGCTAATTCAGTATCGGTTAATGCCGTAGGGAAGTATAATGTTTGTTTCACTTTACCTTCAAATTCGTAGTTACCCGATGAGCCATCAAACATCAACTCGTTTAAACCCGATGGTACATTGGTTGAAGTTCCTGTTGCTTCTTCAGTTCCATTGATATATAAAGCGTAGTTACCCGACTCATATCTTACCGCTATCTTATTGTTAGCAGTAATATCTGTAAGCGTGATTGTTTCATTAAAAATCGTACCGCTTGAATTTCTTATAAAGGCTTGGATTTGATTAGCCGTTGTAGTGTTTGAAATTAGTATGCGGTTGTTTGAAGTGCCATCCGATAAACTAATTCTGTCTACTTTAAAAGGAGATGACTTGCCTCTGTCTCTTGCAAATGAAACCTCTACAAATAACACACCTTGAGAATCGTTAAACAAATCAGCATCTCCAGCACCATCAGCAACATCTTTACCCCTCGTAACCGCAGAACCCATAGTAGGTATGTAACTTGTAGGGTAACTTGCATCTTCTCCTTGTAATCCGTAGAAGTATCCGTAAGAGTTTACTGCACTACCAATCGTAGTATCAGCACTTGAGATATTCACACGACAACCTTGAGTACCCGCCGTAGAGTTGACTACCATCGCACATCTATACCACCCGTTACCATAATCCTCAATAGTAGCAGAGTCTACTGAATATCCCGAACCAAAGGTTGTAGTACCGCCTACTGCTCCTGTACTCAAATTAAACCATTGTCTACATCCGTTGGCTGATAAATCCCATACCAATCCGTGTGCGTAGTCAAGGTCTCCTTTCTTGGCAAAGAAACTCCAAGTTAGCTTTGTACCAGTAGTGGTTAAATTGTCTTGAATGTATGACTCCGAAGCATCGGTAGATGTCATTTTGGAAGCGTTGATAACACCCTCTGGAGAGGTAGTAGAATTGTCCTCTATCGTACATCGTGTCTTACCCCAATCGCTACTCTCTAAATGCTCACTAAATGGAACAAGGTTTGAGCGTTGACTCTCAAGTAAAAGAGAAGGACACGAAGCACCACCACTATAATCTAAACGAGGCATATCCTCCAAGATTCCCGCTTGTGCCGTACTCGCTCCTGTTTTAATTACACTCGTACTTACGAGACCGCTTTCCAATTGTGCGTCTTGTATGTAGATAGAACCGCTTGTGCCACCAACATTTAAATTACCATCAGCAGGAAAAATACGAAGTTGAGAAATTGTGGTATTATAAGTAATAGAACATCTGTACCAACCACCTCCTACATCTTCAATGTTAGCATCAATTAAAGATGCACTTGAAGTGCCTTTAACACCATTTGCTAAATTAAAATAAGAATTACCAATAGAAGCTGCTTCTATGGTTATCCAATTTAATGAGTTTGCTTTAGCATAAACGCTATATGTTTGTACTCCTCCCGTAGTGTTGTTTTGTCTTATATATCCACTTGAAGCACTTTTTGTCAATAACCAAGCATCCGAACTGCCATCATAACTTGCCTGACCACTTGTGAGAGATGTATTAATCAAACTCCAAGTAGTATCAAACTGATTTGATTGTAGCAAGAGATTCTCTCTACCCTTCTCAATAAGACCATTAACATCTACCCTTGTAGCAGCAAGATTTGAACCCCTACTAAATGTGAAGTCTCCATTTGCAACAAGCACCTCTTTGACCGATACATTGTCTATTGAGCCTGTGAATACACTAACCGCATCTATTTGAATAACATTAGTACCCGATGCAACTATGTATTCCGAATATATCCCATTAGCAGTTCTTGATATACCAACACTTGAACCAATCTCCGCTCTTACACTACCTGCTGAATAGTTTGAAACCTCATAAGATACTCGGTAGGTTTTCGTATTGACTACCGATATTGATTGAGTAGCTTCTCTTGTCGTTGCGGTAAAGTTTAACTTTCCGCCAGAAATGGCTACACCACCACCGCTAAAAGTCCAATCACTTGCACTTGAGAAATCTCCGTTGGTAACCAACTCGCTACCTAACTGCTCTACAGGGCGCACACTATATAACTTCCCATCTTTATAAGCAGAGGGAATCATTGCTAAACTGCTTGACTTATATATACTCATCGTAGTAAACTTATTTCTTTAGTAGTACAGATTCGTGCTTCAGTAGCACCGCCATCGTAAAATACTCGCTTGTCGTAGGTCAAGAATATAACATCTGCTGAATCTCTCTCACCCATTGTACGGATAGACTCACTCGCACAACCAAAGCCCTCCATAATAGCACCATCGGCTAATGCTCGTGTCTTTAACTCATCTACCGCATAGATGTAGTAGCTAATCTCGTTGAAGTTGATGTCGTTCTGTGAACCCCACCAAGTGCTTCCGTATATTGCTCCGTAGCCGTTACCCATTCTTATTCTGTTTTTTTAGATACACCTTTAGCTTCTTTATGTTTGAAGCCTTTGGCTTGTAGATCTTCTTAACTATAAAACCCATCCATTGAAGTTCTGATTCTTACTAGGGTACATATCATCGTTGCTGCTGTTGTTGTACTCAGGGTACAAGCTGCTATAGTACGCCATGTGATCTACGAACCTACGAGAGTAATGCTCTGCGATGTCTCGCTCCTTTTGTACGAGGTAGTCCAGATCTTGCTTTGTTACGCTCTCGCCATTCTCTGCACCCTTTACATAGATGCCTCCATTTGCTACCTTATAGTGGATGTAAGGCAATATCTCTATCGTTGCATAGTGTATCACCATATCCTGAATGTAGCTCGTAAAGAGCGTAAGATAGTTGCCTGTCAAAGTATCACCATTTATATCACTAGCTATCTTGTTGAATAGGTTCGTGCCTAGTATGTTCTGAATGTGGATGTCTTGAGCAATCTTGATGAACTGAATCATCTGATCTCTGTCCACATTGCCGTTGATACCTGTTCTCTTTATAACATCAGCTGGGCTGACAAATAGTACTTGCGCCATTATATACCTCCTTGAATGTCCTTAATAGATGGGGGATTCACATATCCCTTGTTCTTCATGTTGCTAGGAGTTATAGCTACCTTTGAGTCATTAGCCTCTGGTCTAAAGCCCTTCTGTCTTGCTTTCGTTGTGCTGATCGTTTCAGCATTCGGACTCTTAACATCAGGTCTTACCCCTCCCTTACTCATGTAGGTTCTACGAACCCACTTGTGTTTGCATCTAGCACCACCCTTGTACAACCAGATAGAGTAGGTACTTGCACCATTGACTCCGAACCCAGCGTTCACCGCTTGGTTGTCCATAGTCATGATGTCCTCTTTTCGATAGACTTTGTTCGCTGTCATCATCTTACGACAGAACTCACGCTGTGGGGATTTGCTACCATCGTATCTGTAACGAACTAGGAACTGAGTACCCTCTACATTCTCACCATCTTGTTCGCTGTTAGCGTTAGGTCTTGCTGTACCAGTAGAGGCAAACTTGAGCGTAGAGTCTAGTGCATCTTCCTGATCGTAGTCTACATCACGCTCATCTACTAGTTCCCATTGATCTTCATCTACATCCTCACCTAAAGCGATAAGGTCATCGACCATGCTATCGTACTCCTCTGGCATATCCATAGAACACTCGTGCTTCTTCTGCGACATCATCGTAGTGATAGCCTCTGATGAGTTACCGCTAAACAAGGCGTTAGCAACCTCTGGAGAGAACTGAAGCATCTGAATCAAGAATGTGATTGCTTGATCCTGAGTCAAGATACCCTCTGATACCTTAGCGATAATGTCAATAGCACCAGCTATCTGCGCACCATTGTACGATGCTTCTTTCTGTACTAGATCTTCTGCCACCTCTGGATCTTGTTGAATGTCTACAACTGCATCTCCTTGATCTTCTATCTTGACACCTGTTTCTTCTTCTACTACCTCAGCCGTTGCTGCGTTCTCCAAGTCGGTGAACTCGATAGGAGTGAGTGTCTGGAAGTATAGACTCAACGCAATGTTATTGAATCCTAGTATCTGATCAAGTGCTGCAATGACTTGGTCTTGCTTTGGTTGGATAACGCTGTTATCAAACAGCTGGAATGCTGTCTTTATCTCATCAGCATTATTGCCTAGACCTGTTTGGTCTTTAACACCGAACAACATAGGGCTAGTGATTCTATGACCTACTAGTACCTTCTGCTGTGATTCTCTAGATAAGAACTCGTACTGGTTGTGAGCATCGGATAGTTGCACAGGCTCAATACTTGCTGCGCTGTTTGAGTCATCATTAAACGCTAGGATGAACTTACCTGAGTTCGATGAGCCACTCCACTTCTGCTTAATCTGTGATTCAATGATATCACGCTCCTCCTCTGGAGGTACACCATTGTTAAAGTTCACAATCATAGAAGGAGCTAGTCCGTTCTTGATGTTGTTGATGTGGTAGTTTGCAACCTCACCCTCTAGCTCTGCGTATGGTAACGCTCCTTGATAGTCTACTGGTGAGTAGTAATAGCTTCCTGATCTATAAGGTCTGAAGTAGAGTACCTCTACCTTATCAGATGCTTCGCCATAACCAAACGCTGGAATGCGTTCTACGCCTTTCTTAGAGCGTACTGCACCCCAATCATAAGCATAGTAGTAACCCTCAACATCGCCTTCAGCGTTACACTTCTCAGAGCGTAGGCATTCTACTGGCATATGGTACACCTCAACGATCTTGCTCTTGTCTCTGTTGTAGATGACTTGGAACGCTCCGTTCCCTAGCAAGTAGTAGTCGTTGATGACCTTCTTCAGTTCGCTATCCTTAATCAGCTTACGCAGTTGCAAGTAGCCCTCTGGATTTTGTGCTGAATCTGTTGCATCTATACCCTTACCGAATATCATGTCAATGATACCAGATACTACTGCGTTGTTAGTAGGTGATCCGTTGTATCGGTCAATCAGGTACTGGAAGTAGTTGTTGTCCTCGCCATACTCTACCCATCCACTACGAGCGTTCTCTGTAATCGTTGGAGAGGTGTAGCTTGACAGCTGCACGAAGTTGATATTATTCGCCATAAATCTTAAATTCGTTGTCCATTGTTTTCTCAGTTGCTGCTAGTTTCGGTTGGTATGTAGCAACATCCGATCCTGAAGGTAGGATATACATACGATCCTGAGAAAGTAGCTTCACCTTACTAGCCTCCCATATCTTAACGACATAGAAGTTCTCTGCTACTAGAGCAGATACATCATAGGTAAAGGTAAGCACTTTTCTAAAGTCGTTCCATGTTCCACTAAGGGTAGTGTCTACTACCTCCTTACGCTGATCCTCAGAGATTATCTCAATCTCAAATGACTCCGTAGTAAAGTCTCGGAGGTACATCTTGATCGTAGCCGTTGTATTTTCTTCTACAATTATCATCTAATTATAAAACCCAAAAGGAAAGATGTGGTATATTTGCCATTCATTGCTCTCTTAGGTAGGTGCAATTCCTACCAAAAAAGAACCCCCTCCGTAATTGGAAGGGGTTTTTTGATTCTAGTCGTTTAGACTATTAGATGTCAGAGATAGTAGAAACATCAGCAGCAATCGTAGCATCTACGAAGTTCGCTGGAATCTTCTCTTGACCAGTGAAGGTCAAAGTGTAACCTGATAGATCACCCATTGCTGCACCTGTTGCGATAGAGCCACCGCTTACCTCAGCACCATACTCCAAGCCCATCAAGAACTTGTTGCCGTTGTTGTCCTCTACGATTACATGAGGTCTTGCATAAGCAAGTAGCTTCAACTCGTTGTGAGTCTGCTTAGACATCTTCTTGAAGGTCAAGTTTAATGTCTGCTCGTAGAAGGTTGTACCATTCTCACGAGATGAGGTAACAGCTTGTTCGAAGCTAGAGTTTCCTTTTAGTTTGAACTCAAACCAATCTGGAGTACCACCGAACGAGTCTACTACATCTGTATCTGTTCCATCATAGGTGATCGCACCTAATGTTCCGAAGTCTGCAAAGTAGACAGAGGTGATACCACCTACTACATCCTTACAGGGTTCGTTTCTTCCTTTTGTTAATACACACGCCATATTCTATGAATTAAAAAAGGGTAGGCAGATCGAACCCACCTACCCCTTTAATGATTAAATAACTACTTATTAAGTGTAGTAAACTACATCTGCGCCCGTGCCGATTTGGCATCCAGCCGCCATGCGCATGATAACACGAACATTCTTGCTACCATCTAAGTCAGCCATATCTAACAACTTCACCTCTTGCCAGTCAGCAAGGATAGAAGTACCGAAGTACAAGTTAGACTTCTGAGCAGCGATC